ATGGGAATATGAAACTGAGTTCAAGGAACTAGCAAGAAGTATGGGATTCAAAGTACATCCTAGACAACTTGATACTTTTCAAGCTGAACAACTTATTACTGTACTTTATATGTTAGAACAGTGATTTGTCCAGAGGAAGAGGTTTGGAAGTCTATAGACCCAGATGATATTTGGGTGTTAGACAAATTTATTCTTGCAAGAAAATTAGGATATATTTGCGGTCCAGTAGGTATGGATGTTCCAAAGGATGACTGGTATATCTTGCGACCGTGTAAGAATGCCCTTGGTTTAGGTCTTGGCGCTAGTATAGAATATTTAAAAGCTGACTGGGGTGGCACAGACCATTTAACACCAGGATATTTCTGGTGTGAGATTTTCAGCGGCAGGCATTTGAGTGTAGACTACAACTGGGGTATACAGAGATTGTGTGTAGAAGGTAAAAAGCCAGACAACACACTCACACGCTGGGAAGAATGGACTCGTATACAAGAGTCTGTTCCATTTCCTGAAGTGTTAGGGGACTATGCTAGTAAGTATGAGTGGATCAATTGTGAGTTCATAGATGGGAATCTAATAGAGGTACATTTCAGACATAATCAAGACTTTGCTGGTGGAGTAACACACTTCATCCCTGTTTGGGAAGGTGAAGACACAAATCCACCTGATGGATATAAATACATAGAGTATCCAGATATTCATGGGAGGATAGGAGCTTATGTACGAGTATAAATGCACAATTTTAAGAGTAGTAGATGGTGATACAGCAGACGTAGATATTGATCTAGGATTTGGCGTATGGCTAAGAAAACAACGTATTCGATTCCACGGTATTGATACCCCCGAAAGTCGGACCTCAGATAAAGTAGAAAAGAAGTATGGTCTGGCTGCAAAGCAGTTTGTAAAAGATCATATGCCAGTCGGATCTACACAAATCCTTGTTACTGAAAAAGATGCAATGGGTAAGTATGGCAGGATTCTTGGTAAGTTCAAGCTAGAAGATGGTAGAATCCTAAATGAAATGATGATTGAACAACACCACGCAGTTGCATATTTCGGTCAGTCTAAAGATGATATTGCCGGAGGACATATAAAAAATAGAGAATTTATTGACGTTTCGGGGTTTACAATTAAATAAAAATATGGTATTATAGAATGTAACAATTGGAGAAAGTGGAGAAAGCCATGCTTATTATTGATTACAACGGTATTGCCATCGGTAATATCATCGCACAGAAATTAGCACCAGAAGAAGATCTTATCCGTCATATGATCTTGAATTCTATTCGGATGTATAAACAGAAGTTCAAAGAATATGGTGACGTAGTTATTGTTGCTGATGCTGGTGGTAACTGGCGTAAAGACTATTATCCTGAATATAAAGCCAAACGTAAGACAAGTCGTGATGATGATAAGCGGGATTGGCAAGAGATCTTCCGTATCACAAATACTGTACGTGAAGAACTTGCTGAAAACTTTCCATATAAAATGGTACACGTATGGGGATGTGAAGCAGATGATTCCATTGCCCAGATCGTTATGTCTACACAAGAGTTTGGTCAATACGAACCTGTAATGATTATCTCTGCTGACCATGACTTTAAACAACTACAGAAGTTTGATAACGTCAAGCAGTTCTCCCCTATGACAAAGAAGTTTGTTAAGGAAGATAATCCACGCCTCGGTCTTATGGAAAAGATCCTAAAGGGTGATTCAGGTGATGGTGTACCAAACGTCCTATCGGATGATAAGGTATTTGTAGAAAATAGAAAGCAGAATGTTCTTTCTGCTAAAAAGAAACAGGCGTTGCTCGAGGATCCAAAAGCTCTTGGTGAAGAGGTATATCGTAATTACCTACGTAATAAAAAATTGATCGATTTATCTGAAACACCAGAAAATGTGTCAAAAGAAATCATAAATATTTTTATGAACCAAGATCCATGGCACAATAAAGGAAAGGTATTTCCTTATCTTGTCGAAAAACGTTGTAGATTATTAATTGAATGTGTTGAGGAGTTTTTCTAATGGCTAAATTCGTATATGAAGTATTAGAACAATTTGAAAAAGCAAAAGATCGTAAGGCTAAGATCCAAGTACTCAAACAGAATGATACCTTGGCTCTTAAGTCTATTCTAGCAGGTGCACTAGACCCGAAGGTCGAATGGTTAGTTCCCAAAGGTCCAGTTCCTTATACAGCAAATGAGGAACACAATGCACCCTCAAATCTAATTAGCAAATATAAAGATTTCCGGTACGTTGTCAAAGGCGGACCAGGAGAAAGGATTCCATCTTACAAGAGGGAAAGTGTATTCCTCGGTATTCTGGAATCAATCCACCCACGTGATGCTGAATTGGTTGTGAAAATGATTAACAAAGAAAAGCCGTGTGATGGTATGACCCTTAAGATTGTGAAAGAGGCTTTCCCGGATATTATTAGGAAATAGTATGGATCCAAACCCTAGCATCTTTAACCTAAACTTGTACAGCGTACCATTTTCTATGGTACGCTTTTTTTCTGGAGAAAATCATAAATGGTTTCAGCACAAATCGAACGACTTAAAAAAGATTCACGGCAACTTGAATTTGCAATCGCTCGGTATCGAAAACAAGGGAGAACAGATAGGATGGCCAAAGTGCTACTAAAGAAACTGTTCTTAGATGAACAGATAGCTGAAATTCAACAAACACGATTATTAGCAGCATAGGGGGTTTACAAAGCGTCTCCGTTCTGGTATAATAAATAGAGTTTATCAGAACGGAGATACATACATCATGAACATTTTTATATTGGATACAAATCCAATCAAAGCTGCACAACAACAATGCGACAAGCACGTAGTTAAAATGGTATTAGAGTCAGCACAGATGCTATCTACTGCCCACCGCGTTCTTGACGGTACTCTCACCCGCATTCCATCAAAGTCTGGTAAGACTATGGTCAAAGGATGGGTATTGCCAGATTCTCGAGAAGATATTCTATATAAAGCAGTACATGTTGGGCATCCTTGCACTCAATGGACTATGGAATCATTAGCTAACTATGCATGGCATTATGACCACTTCGAGGCTCTTGCCATCGAATACGAATATCGATATGGTAAAAAGCATAAGTCCTATGTTGATCTAGAGTATGCTTTATCTATCCCGCCAAAAAATATTCGGCAAGACGTTGGTCAGACACCATTTAGGCTTGCGATGGGGGCAGCACCAGAGTGTATAGATAGTTTGGATCCCGTTGGATCTTACCGTGCGTTTTACCAAACCAAGCAGGATCGTTTCTCTATGGATTGGACTAAGCGTTCTATTCCAGAGTGGTTTGAGGTAGCAGTATAATGGACAATTTTATTCGTATCTTTGATGATGTAATCCCGCAAGAATATTGCGATTATCTCATTGAAAGATTTCACCAACACGAAGATAGATGGGTACGACGTAACACCCTTACTTATGATTTCAACGAATTAAATCTTATTGAGAATCGTGACGTGTTTTCCCAGGAGTTCGAAAAGCTTGGACAACTCTTTGTAGATGCAACAGATCACTACGCAAAGACGTGTGAGCTATTTGATTGGCAGTGGCCAATGAAGTACGGTCTAGAAGAGATTCGTATGAAACATTACACCGCTGATAAAGGCGAGTTTAAGCCTCACATTGATTCTGGTAACTATCTTAACTGTACACGCTTTCTTGTTATGTTCCTGTATCTCAATGATGGTGAAGGTGGTGAAACAGAATTCTTACATCCACATGAAGGTAAGGTAGAACGAAAAGCTGGACGATTACTTTGTTTTCCTCCGCACTGGACATATCCTCATGCAGGGAAGATGCCAATCGGTAATGACAAATACATTATTGGTTCCTATATGCGTTACGTATCGCCAGAAGAAAAAATTTAAAAAAAAGTGATTTAGGGGGTTTACTTTTCTATTAAAAAGTATTATATTAGTATAGTAACAATAGGAAATGGAGACACGTTATGGAAAAGGCACTCGTAGATTACATCAATGCTCAGCGTAAAGAAGCAGAGGAATTTAATAAAATTCCTGGTAACTGGATGGGCATGATGCCCGAAGCTACCGATGTTGAATATTGGAGCCAACGTGTTCCTTCCGGCACTCTTCGTGAGTTCCAGCGCACAGAGCTGGAAGAATCTGCGTACTATATCACTGCTGATCGTACGAGCAAATCGTATGCTCGTTCTTTGGACTTTCGGAATTGGTCCGATCGTGCTATCGAGCGTCATATAGAGAATATATGTCGACAATGATAGTACACTTTATGGGATACCATATATCTAATCGTCAGAAAAGAACTATAGAGAGAGCTACTGAGTTGGCTCTCGAATTTCTGGTGTCTAAGCGATTAGCAAATACATTAGATATACAATACCATATTGTTAAGGACCTATATAGTAAAGAAGGTGTATTCGGTGATTGCTTTACTGAAGATTATGATCGTTCACCAAAGTTCTTTGACGTGCGGTTATCTTGGACAAAGGCTGCTGATATACACATCGTTGTTTCTACGATATGTCACGAAATGATTCATGTGGCACAATATGCTCAGAGGCGACTAAGATATTTGGCACGGTCAAATGTACAGGCTTTTGAAAAAGAACATGTTGATATGAACGAAGTAAAATATTATGAATTGCCATGGGAAAAAGAAGCATATGAAAAAGAAGATGAGGTCTATGCATATGTACGCAAACATATGGCAGATAGATATTATATAAACTTACAAGAAGTGGATCAGAAAGTTGCCGAGCTATACGCTAAGAAACAAACAGACAAACGAAACGTATAACGTTGTTTGTACGTGGGACGAACTCCAGGAAAAGCTGAAAGAACCTAATATTGAAAAGGTTCTTAGTACACCAGCATTCGTTTCTGGTGTTTCCGGTGGGCAGGGTAAACGTGTACCAGATGGATTTAAAGATCTTAAACGACGTATTAAAGAAAACTCTGGTAGAGGAAATACAATAAAAGTTGACTAAATCTTATGCACCAAACACCGTAAAGCTGGAGCATCTTCAGCCTTTCGACGCTATTACTGGTAACCAGCAGAAAGCATGTGACTACTGGGATAAAGGTTTAAATCTTATCCTTTCAGGTTCAGCAGGAACTGGTAAGACTTTCATTGCTATGAACTTGGCATTAGAAGAAGTCCTTGATAGAGAAACCCCATACGATAAATTGATCATCGTGCGCTCGATCGTACCCACGCGCGACATTGGGTATCTTCCTGGTGATGAAGAAGAAAAGAAACAGGTCTATACATTACCATATGTTGGTATCTGTTCAGAGATCTTTGGCAACGGTGAAGCCTGGACTCGTCTTGTTATGCAAAAGAAAGTTTCATTCGAATCAACATCATTCATACGTGGTACTACATTCAATAAGGCTATTATTATGGTTGATGAAATGCAGAACCTTAATTTCCATGAACTTGATTCTGTGGTAACTCGAGTCGGCAACAATTGTAAATTGATTATGTGTGGTGATTATTATCAGTCAGACTTCAAACGTGAAGATGAAAAGCGTGGGATCATGGACTTTCTAAACATTGTTGAATCTTTGCAGCAATTCGAATTAATAGAATTCAGTTGGAAAGATATTGTACGCTCTGACTTTGTCCGTGATTATATTATGACTAAAGAAATGTTAGGGATTAAATAGTGATCTATACAACGAATGAATGGGATCCACTAAAAAGGGTAATCCTTGGAACAACAAAAAATATGAACTGGCCCTTTCGAGATAAGGAGTACAGCG